TATATTAGATGATATAATTTTTAATGAAAGTGCGGAGCTTAAACGTCAATTAGAAAATAAAGATAAACAATTAGAACAAAAAGAACAAATAATAAAATTATTGGAACAAAAACCTGAAATAACTGGTTTTTGTTCATTATCTGGACATATATATTTTATTCAAGAAACATTAAGTTCAGGGTCATATAAAATAGGTTATGGTGACCCAAATACAAGGTTAGCAACTTTAAATGTTGGTTCAAGTCAAAAGTCATTAATTATAATGAAGACTTTTGAATCAAAAAAAGTAAAATGTGCTGAAAAAATGATTCATATGCTAATGGAACCATTTAGAATTAAAAAACGAAATGAATGGTTTTATTTATCAACTAATACTGAAATAAATTATGCTATTTATACTATAAAAAAATGTATAGAATATACTGATAAATATGATTTTAATAATTATAATGAATATAAAAATTATACAGATAATATACCATGTTATTTAGAAGAAATTAAAAAAGAACATTTACGAATGCCGGAAAAAGATGTTAAAGTTAATGTTGTTAATGAAAATAAAAATGATAAGCTTAGTAAATACATTGGTGTATCATTTAATGTAAAATCTAATAAATGGACATCAAGATTACAAAATAAAGTATCAATGTTTCTTGGATATTATGATAATGAAATAGATGCAGCTATTGCTTATAATGATTATGCTAGTTTTATTAATGAAAATTTAGAAGTAAAATTCCAATTAAATACAATTGAAAATTACATGCCTAATCCAAGAGATATAATAGAAGAAAGAGATAAAATAAAATTAGCAAATAAATCATCAAAATACCAGGGTGTTTATTATATTAAATCTAAACAAATATTTGAATGTGGTATAAGACATAAAAAGAAAACATATAAATTATATAAAAATACAGATGAATTAGAATGTGCTAAAGTTTATAATGAACAAGCTTTATATTTTAATAAAAATTTAGGTACAAAATATAAAATTAATGAAATAGAAAATTTTATTACAGTTGAAAAAAATCATATACATGAATTAGAAATTAATAAATTTAAAAAATATAGTAGATTTACAGGGGTTTCAGTAAGAAATGATTCAAATAAATTTAGAGCATATATTAAACATAATGGTAAAAGAATAGATTGTGGTACATTTACAAATGAATTAGATGCCGCTAAATCATATAATAAAAAAGCTGATGAGTTAAATTTATTAGAGACTACTAAAATTAAATATATTTTAAATAATTTTGATGATGAAGAAAATTGAATTTAAAAAATAACATTTATATATATTATAAATGTCAAAAGTATATGTCAAAAGTATATATTCTATGTAAAGAAAATAAATATGAAGGTAATATTCAACATATAATTAAATGAAATAAGAGAATATAAAAATCAAGAGAAAAAAGTAATTAAAGGAATAGTTGAAAGTAAAAAAAATATGAATATAAAAAAAGAATTAGATGAAAAACTAGATGAATTAATCTTAAGATGACAAAATTACAACTTTAAAAATTAAACTTTAATTTAAAAATAAAATTTAATTTATTATTATATAGTATATAAAAATGTTTAGTTTGGTAAAATATCTTTATTATGGATCTGAAAAAAAAGAACAAATTCAACAAGAAAATAAAGTTCAAGATACAGAACCAGAAATCATTAATTCATACAATAAAAAAATTGAAGAAATTAAACCAGTTAGTTCATATGTAAAACCACCAGTAATAAATACTAGAATTGAATCTATTCCAGGAAGTTCATTTGTAAATGCTAAAATTTATAACGGATCATTAACTGAAACTATAATGGAAAAATTACGAAATGATACCCTTAAGGCAGATAGCGTTAACGGGCAATGTACTAACAAGCCATTTCCAGTAAAAAATTCAGTTGTGTATCTTGTAGTAAAGAAAACTACAGGAGAACCTTTAGGTATATACAATTCATTAGCTACAGCAAAAATTTATGGACAAAAATCTACTTATCATAATTGTTCAATTTATGAATTTAAAGTAAATGACCCATGTAAATACTTGATGAATCCAGTGTTTGAAAATAACTAAACCGAATCAATAATTAATGCATCAATTAATGGACAAGAAATACCTAAAAGTATTAAAAAAAGTAACATAAAAAAATAAACGAAATAAAAAAGTATAGAACAATACATAAAATTAATGTAAAACTAATTTTATCTTTAAATAAGTTATTCTTGGCCGGCGTGTGGATAATTTTTTTTTGGGATACTACATTTCTTAGCTTTTTTATTACATACAGCCCGTTGAGCTTCGTATTTATCTAATACTTCTTGAAATGGTGGTGTTGGTATGGTAACAAAGTTTTCACTTTTAAATTCTTTAACTTTTTTATAATATTCCTCTTCGGTAATTTCTTTAGTGTAAAACATTGCTTTTAATTTACCTTTTTCTTCATTATAACAAATGTTTTCTTGACAAATAAGTTTTTTATTTACCTTGTCTTTCATTTGATATAACCAATACATTAATTCAATTCTACCAATAAGATACGGTTCAATAGGTAATTCTTCTAAAAATTCCTTGAATGAATTTCTACAAAATATACATGGCATCATAACACTTAAACTGGTTAATGTACATTTAAAAGCTTGTTTAATTTCAAGATCATCAGATGTATTAATTCTAACAGGATATCTTCCTAAAATTGATACAAATAAACTATCCCACAGGCGGCTTCCCCAATACTTTGTATTCATCCCCGATTTACTATTATACTTACTATAATCTATATTTTCTGGTAATTTAATTGACGGATTCATTATTTATTTACTTTATTATTATTACACAATAAAATAAGTTTTTTATTTTTGGATACTTTTTTTTGTAAAAAGTATTTAAATTTCAGTATTTGTATAAGGACACCATTTTAAAAGATGTTTTTTAGGAAATCTAATAGCAGCTCCTGAATTTAAAGCATCTAGTACTACCATACAAGTATCACTACCCTTTTGAGAATCTCTAATAGTGCCTATGTATCCTTTGTATTGATTCAAAATACTATTTTCAAGTCTAACAACTTTAATTGTTTCACCTTTTCTAAATTCTATTTCTTCTAAATTAAATAAAGGTGTGTGTTCTTTAATTTTAGAAACTATACCTCTACCGTTTATAACGATACCTTTACCGTTTATAACTGTTTTTTCTTCATCTTCAATTTTACATTCATCAACAATTCTTTTATCAATCAATTTAATTTCAATATTTGGATGTTCAACTTTAGGTGGTTCTATAGTTTCATCAACTTTAGGTTTATTTTTTAGTAATGCAAAAAAGTCCATCTTATTTAAAATTAAAAGAAAATTAGTTTTAAATAAAGAATGTTTATAGAAATTTGTTGTTTTGCGATATCGTTATTGTTTATATATCAGTATAAAATGTTAATACTAAAACAAATAATAAATACAATGTACTTTTTAATAATCAAATGTATAGATTTTTATAGTTATTTAGCAATGAAAATTATGAAGCATTTACCATCTTTTATATTTATAAAAACGTTTACATATAAATCTTTTAATGAAGATGGAGTATGTAAATTAGATTTTGATATAACAGAATATAAATGTAATTTTAATCAAAGATTTTATATTGTAAGATTTATAGATTTAAATGATAAAAAAGATTGTATGTATAATTTTACAAGAAATATAAATAAAAGAATAGAAGATAGAAATTTAATATTTCATTCAAGTATACAAAAGAATGGTGAGTTTATTAAAGATGTAACTGAAGAATTACGATCATTTTTTCATTATATTAATATTGAAAACGAAATGTATTCAAGTGAAGAATTTATATATAAATTAAGATCTAGTGATGTATGGAAATATATAAAAATAAATATCGGATTAAATAAAGATCATCAGTTATTAGTATCGTTAAATGATTCAAATTTAACGGATATATTAATTGAATAACACCTTAAAAGTAAACTAAAGTTTAGTTTAGTTTAGTCGTGCCCACGACAAATAATTAAAATTTTTGTTACGTTATTAATAATAATAAAATTTATTATTAAATAATATAAATGGGGAAAGAGTATAATATTATGGCTTTTTCAGGAGGTGGTATCAAAGGTTGTGCCTACATAGGTGTTTTTAAAAAGTTAGAAGAGCTTATTAATGAAAGAAAAGTATTAGAACAAATGGAAGATTTTAAGGAATCTGAATGTAAAATACCAAAAATTAATATAAATACAGTATGTGCAGTTAGTGTTGGTACGATATTTAGTTTAATATATTTGATAGGATTTAGTTATGTAGAAATGTTGGAAGAAGTATTGAAAAAAAATTTTGAACAATTAAAAAATATAAGATTAATGAATTTTGCTACTAAATTTGGGTTAGATTCTGGTGAGAATTTTATAAATTGGTTAAAAGAATTGATGAAAAGAAAAGATTTTGACCCAGAAATAAAATTAAAAGATTTTTATGATAAAACAAATGTTGATTTTCAAATCATGGCAACAAATTTAAATAAATATAGTTATAAAAAATTCAATTATATAGATACTCCTGATGTAAAAGTATTAGATGCTATAAGAATGTCAATAAGTATCCCGTTTGTATTTACAGCAAATATATATGAAGGTGATCTTCATGTAGATGGTGGTTTAATAGATAATTATCCTATTGGTTTATTTAAAGATTCATTAGATAAAGTTTTAGGATTTAAATTAATAAACCACGGTGAATTAGAAAGTCATTTAATAGATGAAAATATAGATGATATAGAATCGTTTATTTATCACATTCTTACATGTTATGTTGTACAAAAAGAAAAACATACATCAAGAAGAGAAGAATTTAAAAATTGCACAGTGTATATTCATACTGAAAATATTACTCAAACTGTTAATTTTGGATTAACTGCGCAAGAAAAACATAAATTGATAGAAATAGGATATAGTGTTACAAATGAATTTTTTAATAAAGAAATTAAATCTTAAATTGTTTCAGTTAAAAAGATAAAAATATTTTATTTTCTAATATTAGAGGAATTTATATGGATAATTATAATGTAATAAAGCAAATTGGGAAAGGTGCTTTTTCTAATGTTCATTTATGTAAAAAAGATAAAGTTAAAAATAGTAGTTTATTAAGTAGTATTGATAGGTATATAGGTATAGGTATAACTAATGAATTACATAATGACAATCGTGATTTATTTATTATTAAAGAGATTAATATTGATAATTTAGTAAGAAAATATATGAATAAATCAAGAGCAGAAATATTGAATAGAATTAATTCTCGTGATTCAGTGTCATTATCAAAACAAGCAAGTGTTAATATAACTCCGTATAATAAAGGTGTATTTAATAAAGAAATTATGAAAAAATTAGATACTGAAGAAGAATATTATTATAAACGCCTAAAAGATCTTATAGATAGTGAAATTGAAATATTAAAGAAATTAAATCATAACAATATAATAAAGTATTTTTCTTCAAATATCGATATGTCAAATGGTAATCAAATTTATTGTATAAAAATGGAATATTGTAATTATGGAGATCTTTATACTGTATTAAAAGAACAATCAAAAGATAAAGTACTTTTATCAGATTTTAAATTAAGAAATATATTTGGGGGTTTTGAAGATAGTTTTATTAAAAAATTTTTAAAAGATGCAGTATCAGGTTTAAAATATTTACATGATCTTAATATTATTCATCGTGATATTAAATTACATAACGTATTGATTAAAAATGAAATAGTAGGTACCTACGGTAATTTTTTATTTAAATTAAGTGATTTTGGTTTTGCTTGTTTTGATATTGATACTGATTTAAATGAAAGTTTAAATATAAGTGATTTAGATTTTAGTACTAGTGCTTTAAAAAAGAAATATTATAAATTATGTGGGACTCCATATTATATGGCACCGGAAATTATATTAAATATTGAGGAATTTGATCAAATATCAACTCCTCAAAAAGTTAATGAAAAACAAAAACGAGAATTTTTAAATGAAAAAATGGTTAAATTTTATGATAAAAAAGTAGATTTATGGAGTTATGGTATATGTTTATATGAATTAATATTTAATACATTACCATTTTCTGGTATTTCTGATATACATGATCTTAAAGATTTTTTTTCAAGACCTACAACTCAATTAGATCTTCATAAAAAAATTGATAAGAAAAGTCTTATTGATCAAAATATGAAAAATATTTTAAAAGGTCTTTTAACTATAAATCCATCTTTTAGAATTACAACAAATGAATTACATAATATTGTAACTAAAAGTTTAACAAATAGTTTAATTAATAATATTGATTCAGACATTGAAAGTGAATATAATATAATTACTTCAAAAACAAATGGTCTTGAACTTAATGATAATCAACTTTCTAAAAATGTAGTATACGAACCAATTGATCTAAAAAAAGATGAAAAAGATGATGTAATGTTTTTAACATCATGGGATAAAATTAATAAAGCAAGTTCATTAATAATGAAAATTTCAGTGGATAATGCGTTTATGAAATGGTTAATCAATAAAAAATAACACTTTTTTAAAAAAAGTGAACAAAAATTACCTTAATATGACAATAATGATAGCTATTATACATATAACAATTAATATCCAAAATATCCACCAAAGCCACCAACCAGTTTTTTCTTGTTTTTTTTTTGCGGATACTAATTCGATATCAGCATTTTCAACATTTATAATAACATGATCTATATTATCTTCTATATGGTCGAGAAGGTAACCTTGTTCTTGAACAATTGTATTTAATGTTTTAAATATATCATGTATATCTAAAATATCTCTTGTTATAGAATTAATATCTTGCTCTCTTTCATCAATTAATTCTTCAGTAACATGTTCATTTATTAAATGATACTCATATGTATGTTCATTCATATTTACAGGTAAAATTAATATAAAGTTAATTTTAAACTCAACTTTTAGTTTTTTATTTAAACTTTTTTTAAAAAGTTAAAGTAATAAGAATATGGATGTTACAACAACTGTAATATCTTTGTTAGTAATTGGCACACTACATATATCAGCAATGTCTTTTGTATTTTATAAAGGCACAAAATTTTATAAAAAGAAAAAAATCAAAAATCGATTGTCGTTAAAAAGCAAGCTTCACACACCTATATGGGATATTATTCATTCAAATTTTGCTGACTATTCTGTCTTTAATTATTCAAAGGATATCTACCTAATAGTGTTTTTTTTACCCATAATATTTAATTTACAAAATATTTCAATAACTTTTGCGTATGAATTTTTTTGGAAATTTATGATATTAATATTTTTAAGAAGTTTTTCTATAATATCAACTATTTTACCAAGAAATTCTAAATTAAAAGTAAAAATAAATAAAAAAACAGATTTTTGGACAGTGTTGTATCACAGAACTATTGGAGGTGGATGCTACGACAAACTATTTAGCGGCCATGCCAGCTTTGGTTTACTTGCTACTTTGCTTTTATTTAAATATTCCTTTTTGGAATCAAATATTTTCAATATAAGTTTATTTGTTTTGATAAATCTTATTCACTTTATGATGATTGGTGTAACAAGGGCTCATTATACTGTAGATATTGTAGTTGCTATTTATGTAACATTATGGGTATATGAGTCAACTACAATTAATAAAATATTAGAACTGTAAAATTTATCTTTGTTTTTATTTAATCAGTACGTTTTTGTTTTAACTTTTTTTTAAAAAGTTAACATAAATGCAAAACGACGATAATACTTTTGAAATGGGACCGGAAGAAATTGCTGAAAAGATTTTTAGTAATCCACCAGGTGATCTTAATTCTATTGATCTTGCTTTAGAAGAACAAACTGCTGAAATCGCTGAAAGAGAAGGTATTGAACAATTTACAAGTAATATTTTAAGAATAATTACAATGACTGGAATTAGAGTTTTATATGGAAATGTAAAATTTGTAGATTTGACTGGAACTCAAATTGAATTAATTAAAAGATATACAAGGTCATTTGGATATAATTTAAAAATGAATGTAGATGATTCAACTAGACAATTATTTGTATATTTTGAAAGAACATTTGTTTAAAATACTTTTTAAAAAAGTGACCAAAAGTGACCAAAAAGTGAATTTTTAAACAAAAATAAAATTGAATTTTTTATGTTTTTATAAATTTATAAAAATAATAATAATAAAAATGTCATCAAACTTTCAAAAAGTGTTAGAATTTAATAAAGCATTTGGTGTTAAATCAAATACGACAATTCAACATGATATTTTTGATAAAGATCCTAAATTTGTTCAATCACGATTAGCTTTAATACAAGAGGAATTTAATGAAACAGTTGAAGCAATTAAAAATAAAGATTTTATTGAAATGACAGATGGATTAATAGATTTATTGGTAGTTACATATGGAATGTGTGCTAATTTGGGAATTCCAGCAGACAAATGTTTTGATATTGTTAATAAATCAAATATGTCTAAGTTGTGCGAAACTGAAGAAATTGCTATTGAAAGTGTTAGACGTTATAAAGAAGAAGTTCCACAAAGATATGATTCACCGGCTTATAGAAAATCTAATTGTGGAAAATATTTTGTAGTTTATAATAAAAATTCAAATAAAATATTAAAAAGTTATCTTTACACACCAGCTAATTTTACGTCAGTATTGAATGAATTACAAAATAAAATTTTATAATTAAACAACAATCAAATACTTGATCAGAAAAAGAAATTATAAAAGTAAGTAAAAAATGAATTATAATGTGTTTTTGTATTTTTATTATTTTAAATAATAAAAAAATAAAATCGTGTTTTAAAATTCATAAAATTCTTGGAATTCCAATAATTGATGAAAAATCAAATTGGAATGATAGATTAAAATTACTTAAAGAAACTATAAGTAATTGGTTAGTATCATTGCCTACAAAAGAAGTTACGTTTGAATATTTATTTTTTAACAATTAATTAAAATATTTTTTATTTAATTTTAATTAAAAGTTTAATTCGAAAATTTTTTTTCTTTTGGTATATTATAAAAACAAACAATGGCAGGTGGTCTTAATTGCTAGGACTAGATAGTAATTTTAAAACAAATTACTAGTAAATAGAATTATTAATTTAATTTAATATCTATTTGCGACACTTTCAAATTGACGGGAAACTCCTTAGAGTCTAAACTACCACTTTTATTTGGAAACATTTAAAAGGACCACGATTAATAGTCGTACCCAATGGTAATAAAGTTTAGAATTGGACAATCCGCATCCAAGCACCTAAAGTCGCTATGATAAGACTACGGTGAAGGTTCAACGACTAAATGTTAGTGGGTTTGAAGAGTTTAATCAACTCTAATGATAGCTTAAGATATAGTCTAATCCCTTAATATTAAATACATCGAAAGATGGGGTACTAAATGCATGCAATTAGTCGCGTACGGAGCTTAAATATCTGGGCTCAAATAGTAAGCTGCTATTATGGTTTGTATAATACCATATTAGATAAACAGTATAAATATACGAATAAGCAATTATCGGTAATAATTGTTTATTATAAACTTGCTAGTGAAAAACTTTTGAAAACGTTTTTTGCGAAACTTTCAAATTGCGGGAACCTCTTTATAACTTTAACTACTACTTAATGATAGTGATATTATTAATACCAAAGGGTAATGACCTGAGGCATAGTAAAAACGTTAAAGATTAGACAATCCGCAGCCAAGCGTCTTATATTGTTAAAAATTGAATAAAATATTTTATTATTAATTTTTAAATGGATATAGGTGAGATTTATTGTTTAACAAGTCCTTCAAATAAAAAATACGTTGGTCAATGTGTTAAGATATTATCAAATGGTAAAAAATGGGGATATTTAAGTAGATGGAAACAGCATATTAGAGATGCTACAAATGGTAAAGACTATTGTAGATTATTAAACAATGCTATTCGTAAATACAATCCTGAAAATTTTACAATTGAATTATTAATGGAATGTGATATAAAAGATTTAGATTATAATGAAAATCTTTATATTGAACAATTTAACACAATGACACCAAATGGTTATAATTTAACTTCAGGTAAAACAACATCGAGACAATCAGATGAAACAAAAGAATTACGAAGAGAAAGTATGATAGGTAAAAATTTAGGTAAAGTCTTGGATAAACGTCCAAGACAAAGACCTGAAGATTCAGAATTACCTAAATATCTTCGTTATTATAAAGATTTATCTGGTAAAGAAGGATATAGAATAAGTCATCATCCACATTTAAAAGAAAGGTCATATGTAAGTAAATATGCTTCTATGGAAGATAAATTACAATTGGCTATAGAATATTTGAATTCAGTTTAGGTAGGTATAAGATGAAGGTTCAACGAGTAGACGGAAGTTGGGATTTAATGATGATATTAGCCATATCTGAAAATTCTTAAGGTGTACTCTACTCCTAATAGAGATATTAGGGCTAATGGTATGAAAATACCAAAGGCAAGATATTTACCTTAAAAATCTGTAGGGTAGAAAAATGTCGGGGAATATTGAAAAAATAAGATATTCGTAAAACCCTTTGTGGAAATTTCATGATGAAATACCACTGATGTTAATCAGGGAAATTAATTGAATTAATTGAATTAATTTGAAAATCCCTGGTGAGAAAATCAAATTGCTGGAAACTTCTAAAGCTTATTCTACTAAGTATTTGTAGTGATATAAATATGGCCAAGATAAAACTTGGGTATAGTAAAAATGAATAAGATGAAATCTAATTTAGATTGAAATGGATAATCAGCAGCCAAGCTTCTTTAAAAATTGAATAATTTTAAAATATATTATAAATATAAATACAAATGGAACAAAAAGAATGTACTAATTGTAAAGTTATAAAACCTCTTAATGAATATAGAAAGTATACCGATAAAGAAAATTCATATGCGAAAACATGTAAACAATGTTTAAATGAAAGGGATAAAATAAGAAAGAAAAATCTTAGACAAAAGAAAATAGAAACAACAATGATAAAATGTGAAAAATGCGAAGAAAAAGCATTAAAAGATTTTGCTAAATTGAAGAAATTTTACAAAAATAAGATTTGTCTAACTTGTTATCCTAAGTTTTTAACAGAACAAAAAAATGAATGGTGTAGAAATGAACGTAAATCTAATATGAATTATAGATTAAAAAAATCATTAGCAGCACGTTTAAGAACAGTTTTAGTTAAAAATGATTCAACAATGAATTATATTGGTTGTAATATTCAATATTTAAGAGAATGGTTTGAATATAATTTTACGAAAGATATGAGCTGGGATAATTACGGTTCATATTGGTCAATTGATCACATCTTACCTGTTTGTAAATTTGATTTAACAATTGAGGATGAAAAATTAAAATGTTGGAATTGGTCAAATATGATGCCAGTTACTATAAAATACAATTCATCTAAAAAAGAAATTGATATAAATCAAATAGAAAATATAATAATAAAATTAGAAAAGTTTAAAGAAGAAGGTTCAACGACTAAATGGTTTTCGGGAGATTTATTAACTATAGATTTTGCTAATCTAAAAATTAACAAATTAAACTAAAGTTTACTTTATTTAATAATTCTTCATAAGATATAGTCTACTCCTTATTGAAAAATAAGGTATTTGGGTAATGTACAGGTAACCCACAAATTACTTTTTTTAAAGTTGTCTACAGACGTCACACTAACTTCGCACTTGAATCTATTGAACAAACTTTCAACGGAACTGTTGATTTTGGACGAAAAGTTTCTTGCACTGTTTCCCGAAATGGTGATCTTATTGGCCGAACTTACCTTCAATTAGTTCTTCCATCTATCACTGCCATTGGTGGTCAAACTTGTGCTTGGACCCGTAACATTGGTCACTCCATTATTGACTATGTCAACATTGAAATTGGTGGACAAGAAATTGACAGACATTACGGAGATTGGCTTAAATGTTAGGCCATAAAAGTATATTTGTAAAAGGAATATACTAGTGAATTATAATTTTAAGTTTACAAACCTGCCAGTTTTTATCACTCTTAAAATTTAATTTGCAACACTTTTAAACTGCGGGAAACCCCTTAGAGCCTTTTACTACCACTCTTATATAGAAATATTTAAGAGGAACACGGTTAATAGCCGTACCCAATGGTAAAAATGTAAAGGATTGGGCAATCCGCATCCAAGCTTCTTAACTTAATTGAAAGAAGAAGGTCCAACGACTAAATAGAAGTGGGTGAATACATTAGTATTTGCTTAAGATATAGTCTAAACCGAAAAAAATTGAATAAAAAATAAAATCTGAACTATTAAAAATGAAAAAATGCAATAGATGTAATATAATTCAAGAAGATACAAATTTTTATATAATAAAAAATGGTAAATCTCTACATTCAAAATGCAAAAAATGTTGTTCAATTATAAATAAAGAAAATCAGCAAAAACGAAATAAAGATAAGAAAAAGGAATATAACAAAAGTTATTATTCAGAGTATAAAGCTGATATATCTTTACAAAATAGAGAACATAAGAATGCTTATCAAAGAGAGTACTATAAAAACAATAAAAATATGATTTTTGAAAAAGAAAAAGACAGATATAATAATGATATCAAATTTAGACTTTCTAAGATTTACAGAAATCGTTTATCCCACTCATATTGAAACATGTTTTCATTGGTGTAACTTAAAACCTTTATATAAATCGGATAATAGACAAAAGTCAAATAAATTAATTGATAACACTATTAAATATCAACAAGAATTTTCTTTACATTACAGTCAAATGCATAATTTACACTATATTAATATATATGATTTTTATTCAAATTTTTTAATAAAATAGGTAGAAATACCCGGTATAAATTGAAACATCTGGAACGAACTTACACAAACCGCTGAACACGAAGACGGATACTCTGTTATGATTGGTAATACTACCACTCTTACTACTGCTGCTCTTACTATCCCAGAAGCAACTCTTTACATTCCTCTTCAATTCTGGTTCAACAGAAACCCAGGTCTTGCTCTTCCACTTATTGCTCTTCAATATCACGAAGTCAAGTTCAACATCAGTTTCACCCCAGCTGCTCAAAACTACGTCAAGTCCAGTTCCGCTGCTCTTGCTTCTGGTACTCCACAAATCGGATACTGTAGTTTATACATTGATTATGTTTATCTTGATACTGATGAACGTCGTCAATTCGCTCAAGTTCAACACGAATACCTTATTGAACAACTTCAATTCACTGGAGCTGAATCATACAACAACTCTGCCATCAAGTCTAAGCTTGCTCTTAACCACCCAGTTAAGTTCCTTGCCTGGGTCTTCCAACTTGATGCCAATCTTGCAGGTAACGGTTTACTTACCGCTAACAGATATTCTGATTATACCGCTTCTGGTATTTCAGGAGGTGGTTCTCCATATGTTGGTATTGACACCCTTGTTGATGCCAAGCTCCAACTTAACGGACAAGATCGATTCTCTGTTCGTAATGCTGCTTACTTCAACGTTGTTCAACCATACCAACACTTCACCCGATGCCCAGCAACCGGTATCTACGTGTACTCATTCGCACTTAACCCTGAACAACATCAACCATCCGGAACTGTTAACATGTCCCGAATTGATAACGCTACTCTCCTATTAAACCTTGCTACTGGAACTAACGCTGGTCAACTCCGTGTATACGCTGTTAACTACAATGTTCTTAGAATTATGGCCGGCATTAAAGAATGTATTTACATTAACCTGTGCCAAACAGTCAGCTGCTTAATAAGTTCTGCTATTACTTATTATGAAAAACAGTGTAAATTAGCAGGAAATCAATTTACTATGATTTCTATATAACTGGCTAGTGAGTTAATACTCGCAACAACTTCAAATTGACGGGAACTTCCTTAGAGCCTAAACTACCACTTTTATTTGGAAACATTTAAAAGGACCACGGTTAATAGCCGTACCCAATGGTAATAAAGTTTAGGATTGGATAATCCGCAGCCAAGCACCTAAAGTCGTCTTGATTAGACTATGGTGAAGGTTCAGAGACTAAATGTAGTTGGGATTGAGGTGTTTAATCAACACCAATGAAATCTTAAGATATAGTCCGGTGTATAACGAAAGTTATATGATATGCTAGCCGGGGTGGTTTAGCTTATAGTAATTGATCAGATTATCATATGTATTTATATGGGCTTTCATTTTTGCTAGCCCACCTAAAAAAAATTGAAAAATTAATCTATTTTAATAATAAATTATTAAAATGGCTGGTATGGATGAAAATGAAGAACAACTTGTAAAATGTACAAATTGTAAAGTTTCAAGAAAACAAGAAGATTTTATTGGAAAATCTGGTGTTGTTAAAAGATGTTTAAAATGTCGTGAAAAAGATGCTAAACAAAAGAAAAGACCTGATGTTATTGAAAAAAGAAATAAAAGACAAAATGAAAAAAAATACTATATTAAACATCGTGAAAAGAAAAGAGAAGAAAATGAAGAAGAATATTTAAAACATAATGCTGAAACTGCTAAAATATGGAGAGATAATAATAAAGAGCATCTTGCTGAATGGAGAACACAAAATTTCACTCATAGATTTTGGGCGATTAAGCAACAAGCTCAAAAGAAAGGTATTATTTGGAACGAAGATTTAACTGACGAAATGTGCTATAAAATGATGACATCAAAATGTTTTTATTGTGATTTTATTTCAGATAAAAGTTTGAATGGGATAGATAGAATGGACGGTTTGGGTGGTTACGAAAAAAAGAATACAGTTAGTTGTTGTAAAAATTGTAATTTTATTAAAGGTAGTTTAGACCCAGAAACTTTTATAAAAAGATGTCAACATATTTCAAAACATTTTGGTGGTAATGGAAATTTAAATAAAGATGCGTGGAGTGATTCAAAGTCAGTTCCATACAAAAGTTATTTAG